AACTCTTTTGGGCCAGAGTAGTCGAGTCAGTGACTCAATCGTATTTGCAAGAACAGTTAGTTGTGATTTCTATCGCTGTCTATAGTTTAGCAGGATGACCGTGCTTTCGAGAGTTCCGGTCAGCGATTTCGCCAAGGTTTTGAAGAAGATGGTGGCTGCTACTGGCGTCGAGCCCGGCGCCGCGCGCGCCTACGCGCGTCTTGCTTTAGCGTATGGGCTCTACAAGGTGTGCACGGACCAGGCAGTACATCGCCGTTTCGTGCGCACATGTTTTCGTGCGTTGTATGCGGCGGTTTGGACGGCGTCCCCGGCCATTTCCGTTGTGTCAAAGCTGATTGATCTCTTTGTTCAAGTTTTCCTACAGCGCCCAGCAGATTGCGTTGTGGGAGGTCCTCCTACGAAGTATGGTTACTTCCGCTGGAACCAGAAGGATTTTGTTCGGCATGAGGACATGTCCATCAGTCGCGTTAGGTTGACCGGTGGCAAGACCACTGTCGACAGCGCTGGCAACGAGACCACCACTAGCCATTGGGAGATTGTCGAACCAGCAGTGCTGAAAGACTTGTCGCCTGGTGAGAGCGCCTTGAGTGGTTTGTCGAGCAATGCGCGTCCAGCTCCCCTCGAGAAAGGACACGTTCTGGTTCACGACTCCTTGTTGAATTTGTTCTCTTCGGCTATCGTCATCAACAACATTTTGGTCATGGCTCGTCATAAGACGGCCGGCCATGCGCACATTGTTGTGAGAGGCACCAACTCCACCGCCGTTGCAGGCCGCCAGTCCGGTGTTCGCATCGGGCTCGACCGGGCTTATTACCTCGACAGTTTTGGAGCGCCAGCTTGGGACGAGAGGAAGCATACTTGCACCTTCTTGGACTTTATGGCGATCCCTCTGGAGAAGGATGAGATCTCGATGATTGGAGTGAAGTCGTTGAAGGACAAGGATTTGACGCGCAATTACGAGTTGCAGCGTGGCACCATCACGTATGGCACCGATGATTTCGGCACCATCGTCAAGGAGGAGGGCAATATCCCAGAATGCCTCGAACCCAAGACGCACAACCTCGGATTGGCGTTGGCTGAGATTGTTTCGCAGCCCGGCGCCAGCTCTTCTGGTGTTGGTGTTGTTCAGAGTGGGTTCAAGCTCGCAGGCCTTTGGCTTGGTCAGCCCGCCCACTCGTTGAAGCATCACCGTGTGAAGGCAAACTTGTTTATGCATACTGATGCAGTTGTTGCCAACCTTGAGCGGATGATGTTGATTAAGAACCCATTGCTTGAGCGTATTCAGCAGTGGGGCGACAGTTTGGTCACCCCCGGCGAGTCACGCGAGAGCAAGAAGGAACGCAGAACACGCCGTTGGGAAGAGTATTATGCCTCTTACGAGTCGGATTATGAGTCCGAGGACGAGGACGAGATGATGGAACTCAAGCATGGTTGGACCGGCCACGCCCGACCGGGCGCTTCGCAGCGATATTTGTCAATGCAGAAGTCGGTTGTTGAGCCAGGCCCCTCGCTACTTCCCCCTCAGCCTCCTGTGGGCGAGAGTCTTGCAGAGCAGGCAATTACTATTGCCCGCCAGCAGATTCTCCTTGACATGGACCGTAATGTCCGGTCTTGGAAGCATGGGATTCTACATGATGAGGCGCCACGCGTTTTGAGGGAAATCTCTTATTATAACGAAGAAGCAACCGACGATGTTCGGGAGCGGCTCCGTGCCGTTCTCGCCGTCCCCTCCAATTCTTTGCTACGTGACTACATGAAGAAGGTTTCGCCCGAGTGGGCGTTGGAAGGAGACTGCGAGACCATTCCCGACCGGGATGGCACTCCTTATTTCCGTCGTGTTGGTTCCTACGAGGCACAGCGTGCTGGGAAGGTGAAGAAGATCAATAACAACGAGTCCGATCTGCAGAAGCGTCTCCGCTCTTTGGCGGAGTCGTATTATGCAGACAGGCGCCACGGGTGCACCAAGGGCGAGTACAAGATTCCCGCCAGCTCCAAGAAGAACATTGATAGGTCTCTTCGCGCTCAGGCGAAGCTCGCCACCGCTAGCCGTCCCAAACTCACTGCTGAGCAGCAGGAGGATTTCGACGCAGCGGTCAAGCTCGTCCGCGAGAAGTATGCCGCGGGCATTGGTGATACACCCATTAAGAGTTATCTGGAGGAGGGTGAGACCGGCTTCCTGAAGACTTTCCTTGGCTTTGAGGATAAGTCCTCCGGTGTCAGTGCGCGTTACCGCAACATGAAGAAGGCCGCATGGGTGAGGGCCCATCCGGAAGAAGTTGCTGATTTGGCTCTCAGCAGGCTCATTTTGATCGCCGTGGCCGGTAGCCAGCTCGACGACCTCAATCCGATTGAGCTTGTTCAGCTCGGCTGTGCCGACGTCAAGGACATCTTCATGAAGGGGGAGGGGCATTCGCCCCAGAAGACGGAAGAGGGCAGGTTTAGGCTGATCTGGATCAGCAGCCTCATCGATCTGACCGTCCAAGCACTGTTGCACAAAGCCGACAATGCCGCTCATGTTGATGCATATCAGTCTGGGTCTTTGACCTGCGCGGCATTGGGTATGGGACACAGCCCGGAAGGATTGCGTCACCTCGTTAGAGCGTTCACCGCTGAGGGCGTGGCACAGAGGAACGTGTCAAGTGACGCGTCAGCCTTTGATTTGTCAATCGATGGCTCCTTTATCCACGCAGACGGTGAGCGCCGAGGCGACAATTGCGGCGACCAAGATGTTGGCCGGTTGGTTAGGAGGTATGCCCACATTTTGAGCAGCCACGTCCTTAACAACCAGGGCGAGGTCTGGTTGTGCGAGAAGTACGGCGTTACTTCTTCAGGCCAGCTGTCTACCACCACCCAGAACACCTTCTCCAGATCCGTCATGGCAGCTTATGGTGGCTGTCGTGGATGGACATGCGCGGGGGACGATTTGGTTGGGGATGAGAATTTTGATCAGACGCGGCTGCTTCATTTCGGCGTCCGCTCGCGCGACGTTGCGATCCACGAGGACGAGGCAGATTTCACGTCCCATCTCATTGATACGTCGACTGCTTTGGCGGTTTTTGGCAATGTCGAGAAGCTGCTCTGGCATTTGCATGACGCCTGCACCGACGTTTCTACCAACCGCGAGCGCTTCGGTAGCGTCCTCTACATTTTGCGCGATACTCCAGGCGTTCTTGAGGACATCGCCGCGATTACCGAGGAGTTCGGTATCAACACAGAAGGTTATGTGGCTGAGTCAAGTCTCATCCGAGATATGGCGTAGCTGCGAACACCTCGCAGGCCAGCAGCAGGGCATTTGTAAGACCCTGACGGGTGTGGCGATCCCGGCCCTGTAGCCGCCAAGAAGTGGTAAGTATTTCTTGGTGTACATTAGTTTCACTTTTCACCCTACTCTTGCTCGTTGCTCCGCCTATACTCTTATGATAGTATGGTTAAGCGTGATAAGCAACTTAAAAAGAAAAGACCTATTCGGCGCATTGTGCGCCGCCCTACCAATCGTAATACTCAGGCTGTGGCGGCTTTGCCGGCGAACCCTGGGTTGCAGCTAGCACTTGCCCGCAACCGCAGGATTCGGCAGGGCATCAATAGCAACATATCTAGGTGGATGGACGCGAATGACCCTTTGCATCTGGCTTTGCCTCGTCCTATTGGGCCGTACGCGGTTACGCGTTCTACCAAGATTATTGATTCCATTGCCGGGGTCGTGATTTTCGGCGCGTTCATGCAGAAGAGCACCAGTTACTGGAGCAACGTCTGCGCTGTCGCCTCCAACAACGGCTTGCTGCCCATAGGCTCTGGGGCCAACACTGCGGTGTTCACCAATCCGGGTATAGATAGAGCTACGCTGGGCAATGGCTCTCAGCTAGTTCCTAGTGCCGTCACTGTGCAGGTTATGAATCCCAATGCTCTCAACACTACTTCTGGAGTGTTGTACGGCGGAGTCATGAACCAGGTCATCCAGCTCGGCACTGACTCTCGTACCTGGCAGGAGTTCGCCGAAGATTTTGTTTCTTTTAATAAGCCACGCCTGATGTCTGCAGGCAAGGTCTGCTTGGCAGGGGTTAAGGCCTCGGGTATTCCCATGAATATGGAAGCTTTGGCGCACTTCTCGCCGATAGAATCCTTCTCGTCGGATTTCTACACCTGGGACCTTCAGCCTCCTTCAGGTAGCCCCCCCACAGCTGATCTAGACTGCGACTTTGCCGGTTTTGCACCGATTGTGTTTTACAATCCCGAGAACATCAAGTTGCAGTATTTGGTGACGACTGAGTATCGGCTTAGGTTCGATATTTCGAACCCAGCTTCCTCCACTCATACTCACCACGCTCCAGCTTCTGTCAGCACATGGTCGAAGGTCGTCAAGACCCTCTGCGATCTTGGCGACGGCGTCCGTGACATCTCTGAGGTTGTCGCGTCGACAGGCCGTGCCTACCAGGGAGCCAGAGAGGCCATCGATGTTGTTGCTGCTTCCGGGATGTAGTGGCTGTGCACGTAATTAATACCAGGTTAAATCCTCCTGGACCCTCCGGGGCCGCCAAAGTGCGGGGGCCAATCC